ACATCTACTGAAGAGCCGCGACCGTCTGCACCTGTGGGGAAAAAGAAGTCTTCGTTGATTGAAAGTGGATTGTAACTGGAATCCATGATGTTGCCACCGCCGCCACCGTATGTGGGTATTCTGCGCTGGTGCATTTCGTTTTTCACACGTTCCACAAACTGCATGGCCAGGTGCGATGGCATGTTGCCCACGTCAATTTTGAACACTCTGCGCTCAGGAGCACGTTGCACACGATAGATCAACAAGGCATCTTCTAGCAGTTCTTTCTGCTTGAATACCTTGAAAATGTTTTCCAAGATTGACTTGCCAAATGGCCAGAATGTGTCCAGGCCTTCGTTTAGACTCATGTGCACCACGTGCTTGGCATCAATACAGGTTTCGTTCACAGCACGACTGAATCTGCTGGTACCTGTCATAGCAGTGTTGGGCTGAGTATAGCCTGAACCTTGATTATAGCCGCCGCCTGTGGGTGGGTTGACCATGAAGTCTGTGGTGGTCTTGGCTGCCACTGTCAAGTTCTGAAAGTTGGGATTGATGTCACGAATGATATACTGCTCAGGACGTTTGCCTTCACTTTCGTTCACAATCACTCGACTAACTTTTGACATGTCTACCCAGTACATTTCAAATGTTTCTGGGTCACGCACAAAGATTTGATCACCGTATTTGATGGTATTACGGAACAGTTTGAATATGCGCTGATCTAACTTGTTAAGTTTGGTCCACTGTTGCATCTGCTTGCGGATGATCTCAATTTCGTGATCAGTGGGCTCGTCAGAGTATCGAATTTCAAAAGGCGTGTTGTTGTCTTCGTTGAGTTGCGTGGAGAATTCAGCGATAATGTCCAAGCAGGCATTGACTTCAGAGTCGGCGTCCATGTTCTCATACTGATTGTAGCGTTCAATTCTGTTAGGGTGTCCGGAATACACTTCTGGCAAGCGTGACGCATAGTTGCGAAACGCAAAGTCAGTTTGTGCCGGATTTGACCCACGGCCGTCGTTCTTGGGGTATCCAGGCAAGCCCGAATCTCTGCCGCCCGAAATTGGACTCATCTGACCTGAGAGATCAGCCACTTTAAAATATTTTCGCCATCCAGCCATAGTGTATTATTTATCGTTAGTTACGTGCCGCTTGAAGTATCTTTGCATTTTGGGCATTGTTGGTTTTCAATAATGCAATCACTTCCTCCTGCCCGCTCATATAGGCTCCTATAAAATTTTTAGGATTTACTTCAGAAGTTTGAGAACCTGCCGTTGCATTTGTTTTGGCTGTGTCAGGTCCGCTACTAGATATTGTAGGTTTGTACTTGTCGTTGGGACCACTGAGAAGATTTAGGCCGCCACTGGATCCTGAAACGCCATAAAACGTCGCAATGTCGGCTGCCGATCTGTTAGTCTGCGTTGCAATGTCGGCTGCCGATCTGTCATTGCTTGGCTTGACGCTGGCAGTCTGCGTTGTTGCCTGCGAGCCCAGGAGTGCTTCTGCATTAACCTGGCGTTGTGCTCTTGCAGTTCCTGAACTGCGTTCATAAAATTTGTCCACAATGGCAGCGGCGTCTCGTGCAGAGCCAGCAGACTTGAGTTTGCCACCAGCCGCACTTTCAGTGGTTTTGAGTTCATGCGCAATGAATGCCAACTGCTCCTCTAGTGTGCTTTTGTCTATGGATTTGCCTGCAAATCTGGCAAAATTGGCCTGTCGATCAGGGTGAAACTGTGCAATGCCTTTGGCCTTGCCTGAATCTCCCACTGCATTGATATTGAGATTTGCACCCGACTCGGCCTGTAAATTTCCCACTAGACCTGCAGCCTGTTCAGGAGAGTAGCCCTGTGAAATAAAGTAGGCCATGGCCTTTTGAGCATTGGCTGTTTTTCCAGCGGCCGGTCCGGCCTTGCCGCCACCAAACAACGGACTGATTTCACCACCTCGGCCGGTTCCGGTTGTGCCCGAGCCCGAGCCCGGAAGCACTGCTGTGGCCGCGCTTTCAGTTACGCCGGCTAATTTTTGCATGGCTGTGGTAGCAGGCGTAATGCCCAGTCTAATAAAGTCCTGCATGGCATGAGCAGCCGACAGTTGATCCTGACGCATGGCCACCTGTGACTTGATGTTTTTGTCTCCGTTGACTATCTGTTGTATCTGTTGTTCATTGCCTGATTCCAGGGCCTCAACAAAGTCTTTGCTACTCAGTTGAACAGCGGCAGCGGCATTTCCAAAGGTGTTTCCAAAACTCTCAGATCGTAAAGATCCTTCAAACTGCCTCAACACCTTACCAGCACGTTGGCCTGCTGTGCTCAAGGTCTGCATGCCTTCCTGTACAGAGAAATTTTGACGCATCAGCATGTTGGTCATTTCGGGACCATACAGTCTCATGGCCTGCTGTGCTTCTTTGGTGTTGGCAAATCCTGACATCAAGTCCTGGAAGCCTTTTTTGGCGCCTTCGGGCACTGACTTCAAGATCAGTTCATTGGCTGCCATTTGATTCTTGGCTCTTTCTTCTGCTCCTTTGTCGCCACGTGCTCGGGCTTCTTCTTCTTTTCTCTCCAATGCTATTCTCACACCAATATAGCGTTCATTTGCCATTCTGGCTTCGGTCTCAGCCTGTTGTGCCTCAGCATTTTTACCTGTGAGTTTGGTAACTAGGTCCAGTTGTCTTAGATAATCTGCTGAGCCTTGAGCCAGTTCTGCTGTGGTCTTGCGCTGTGCTGTACCACTCAGAGTTTGAATGCGCAGATACCCAGCCATGCCCTGATTGATGTCTTCAGTGGTCATGCCCAGCAATCTAAACTCTGTTTCCAGACCGGACTTGTTGATTTTGTCAGCCACCGACGCAAATGCCCTTACACCTTGATTGACAGTGCCGCCCAACAGAGCCAGAGATTCAGAATTTTTTCCAATCAGGTTGATAAATTTTTCCGATTCGCTTTCGATGTTGTAGTTGAAACTTTTTACAGATTCTGCAATGTCATCAAAACCTTGTGCATTGGCTGCACCAAATCTGCTGAGTTGTTGATAGTTTTCAAACAGTTTGTCACTGAGTTTGTTGGCTGCCTGTGCATAGTCTCCGGCTGCTGTGGCCGCTGCCGCTAGGTATTTTCCAAATACAGGTATTGTCTCCAAAAATCCTGCCAGTGCCTTTGTGCCAGATTCTATGGTGTCGTTGTAGACCGACGCACCTTGTGCGCCGGCTCTGACTTCTTTGGCCATGTTGTACACAGATGTGCCCAGACTTTTCAAATTGTCTTTTAAGATTGCACTATAGTCTCTTATGCCTTTTGATGCATCTTTGAATGCAATTTGCATCTCTTTGGACACTGTGCCAGTACGTGCAAATTCTTCATTGAATGCATCAAATACACGTTGGATTTCTTCGGGGGTCATTTGTTCAGCCATAACTATATTTACCGGAGCAAAATATGCAACAATCAAACCCTCTCAGCCAGTTTTTCAGACAACCCTCAATTCACATTCGTTTGCCATCAGGCGGTAAATTCTATCCTGCAGGCACGTTAAACATGCCACCCAATGGCGAACTGCCGGTGTTGCCCATGACAGCAGTGGACGAAATAACCTATCGCACACCCGATGCCTTGTTCAACGGATCAGCCATTGTGTCGGTGATACAGAGTTGCATTCCCAGCATTCGCAATGCCTGGTCCATGCCCAGCGCAGATATTGACGCTGTGCTTGTGGCCATAAGAATTGCCAGTTTTGGTCATGGTATGGATATGACCACCATGTGTCCCAAATGCCAGCATTCTGAAGATATCACCGTTGATCTTAGACAGGTAAACGACAAAATACAACCCGGGGACTACAACAAACAATTGGCCATGGGCAATTTGGAATTTTATTTCCGCCCGTTGAGTTACACAGAAATCAATCAAAACAATCAAACACAATTTGAACAGTCGCAAGCCTTGCGTATGATGAGCGATGATACAGTAGAAGAGACTGCGAAATTAGAGCAATTGAAAAAGAGCATGCAGGTTATCAATGGCCTCACTATCAAAACAGTGGCACAAAGTATTAGTGCTATCAAAACTCCCGATGCCTTGGTCAGCGAACAGCCATATATCCTGGAATTTCTCAACAACTGTGACAGCAAACTGTTTTCCCAAATCAAAGA